GGGAAGAAGTAATGGCTGGTAATCATCGACGTACGTTACGTGGTCAATTCGCAGAAGGTACAGTCAAGCGCCTGATTGTAGATGATGGTCGATTAAACCACGGCTACAAAGTAGTGAAGTTTTTGATCTCTGGTGGACCTGGTGCTTCGAGTTATGATGCACAAGCTGTTTTATCTTTGGACTATGATTCCGGCGTAACTTGGAACTGGGGCGACAACCGGCAAATTGGTTGGGCCTCTCAACGAGTTGCAGACACCAGTGGAGCGCAACCAATTATGAGCGTCTTAGACCCGGACCATGTGGTCATCATGGACCTTTACATTCAGGGCATCGTTGGCACAGGTACCGGCTCGGATCCCATTAATTACTTGATCGAACTTGAAACGGTTGACCTTACCGATGACGAAACCATTCTTACACTAATCAAGGAGCGTAGCCAAGATGACCCAAGATGAAACACCAATTGAAGAAATGAAAACACCAAGTAAGACTGAGCGGTTCGCACAGTGGTTGATGACCCGTGAGGAGCGACGTGCTGAGAAAGAGTCCAACCTTGAGAGTCTAATTCGACTGAATGTCCTGGTATCTTTTCTCACTCTCGGTTTGGTCGGTGGGTTTGAAACTGTTCAACTTGCTATCACAATGATCCCTTACTTGGGTTGACATAGCATACAGATCTGAACCCAAAGGAAGTTGTATTCACAACGTACAACTTCACCAGTTGTAAGACGTTGATTGTGCTTGCAGAAGTACGTCTGATCGCAGGCTTCACACTTGACGCACATTCAATCTTCCTCCTCTGCATCACAGTTGGCGCACAGCCATACTGGTGGACCAACCAACACATGCCAAAGATACATCTCTTGACCACAAATACAGACTTCACTCATTCTGAAGCCTCCTAACTACGCGTATCATCTCGTTGAATGCCTTCATGTATTCTTCATCGTTGTTGTGCATGGCCTCGTAGAGGTACGCTCGGTTAAGATTAATCAAAGCGGTTTCTACTCTCTTTGCTTCCTTCATTGTTCCACCTGCTTCTTGAGGGCTGCAAGTGCTCGACGATCGCGGATAAGTCGCTGCAATCCGTGTTCGCCAATGGTTGCAACAGCCGCATCGATGACTTGAGACATCTTGTAGCCGTCATCTTTCATGCTTTGCAGTATTGTATTCGTTTCATCGCTCACCGTTATGCTGTATTGGTTCCCCATAAACCAATCCAAGCAGTTCCTAATAATAATGTTATTCCTAAATCCCCAAAAAAAAAGGGGTGGGTAGAATAATAACATATGGCTTATTAGCAAGGGATGGTGTGGTGGGTAAGACTATCCTATGGCGTGCCACCGGTAGAGAAGATTAAGTGCTGAATGGGGGGTGCTAGAGTTGTCCGGGGGAGCCGGTCAGTTAATTCATGCACTGAAACAACCCTCGGGCACCTAAACAAAACGAGATGATACAATGGCCAAAACAGACAGTTTCTTTATCAGAGCAAGCACAGACACGAACGGAACAACCTATGCACAATCAAGCGTGGATCTCGGATCCTATGTTGATGCACTCGGTAAGAGTGTGTTGCGCATTCACAACATCAGTGTTGAATACGGTGGACCACTATCCGCGTACGCTGGTGCAGTGAACTCCTCAACTCAATCCTCTTTCCAACTCACCACCCAATCTCAAGTTGCAATGGTTACTGCTACCGACCGCTCAGTTATCTCAAGTGGATCCCTGGCAATTGCAACCGGACCTGCTAACGTGGAGATGATGTCCGAAGCACTCAACATTGCTCCACAAAACTGGACCAAGGGTTACTTGGTCGGTGTTGAGCAAATCTACCTTGGCGTTGACCAAACCTATGATCACTGCGACAAGGTGTCCATTGTTTTGGAATGCACAGTTGAAACCTTGACTGCAGCTGGAGCAATGGCACTGGCACTTTCCCAACAGTGAGGCGATCTACTTGCCAACTGATGAAGACCTTCGGCTTGCTCTACGACTTAGAGCACTTGCTGATGCACTCCTGGTCCCTGCAGCAACTGCAGCGGGATTACCTCCCGAGGTTGTCCAGGGCTTCGTGGAAGGAACCACGACTGGCGCAGTCGCTGCAGCCAAAGCACCAAAGAAGCGCAAAGCATCCGCGTATAATCGAAAGTACAAGGCCGCCTTCAAGCGAGTCTCAAAGAAGTACAAGAAGAAGAACGGCGAGTGGAAGAAGGGCGGGTTCAAGTCTGCTGTACGTGCGGCGCACAAAGATGCTGGAGGGAAGAAGTAATGGCTGGTAATCATCGACGTACGTTACGTGGTCAATTCGCAGAAGGTACAGTCAAGCGCCTGATTGTAGATGATGGTCGATTAAACCACGGCTACAAAGTAGTGAAGTTTT